AGGCTAGTGTTTTAACTGTTGTTTTTAGATTTTTCTAACAAGACAGGTCGTGACGACCCTCCCTAAAATTTTGAATCCACTTTCGATGTCTGGCGGCGAAAGCGTGTATGTCTGGTAAAGATGATTGTCACTGATGATGTTTAGGCTTTTGCCAACTCGCTGTATCCGTTTTATAAAAAGCTCGTCACTGAAAATAAAAGCAAAAATCGAATCCGTATAGACGGAGTTAACGCTTGTGTCAAGGATCACAAAGTCCCCGTCTTCAAGAGTGGGGCTCATGGAGTCTCCGCTTACACCGATGATGTTTAGTGCCCTAGGGTTTGCATCTCCGCAATGTCGGGACACCCACGGTCGATTTACTTGAATCATCTGGACAACGGCTGCATTTGATAGCTCTCTCCCGTTGCCGCAGGAGGCTTTTACGTCCATTAAAGGGATACTTACCCAGTCCGCTGATACCAATGATTGATGAGCCGGGTCGTCCACTCTCCCCGTTATTAACCAAGAAGGGGAAACCTGAAGAGCCGCGCACATTCGCTCTACTTCATCAATCCCGGGGCGGTTCCTGCCAGACAACCAAGCCGAAAGTGCTTGAGGGCTGACATCTATTTTTCTGGCGAAAGACGCTTGCGATAAGCCCTTTTCATCAAGCAGCGCTCGAACGCGATTCATAAGAGATGAGGCGGTCATTTAAATTCTCCCGTTTTGGCGGATAAAGATTAACGCAAAGTTCACATTAAACAAAATAAAGCGTATACTTTTGGTGTACATTAAAAATGGAGAATTTAATGGATACGTTTACGCGAGCAATTGAAGGGGCGGGGTCTCTCGCCGAACTCTGCCGTCGCATGAGCAGAGTACCTGATAGCGCCCCCGTGACCCCTCAGGTTTTTTCTGGATGGAGACGTAGGGGACAAGTCCCTGAGAACCGAGTCTGGCAGTTTGCTGAGGCTTCGGGGATCGCCCCGTGGGAAATCCGCCCCGATATTTTCGACCGCCCTGAGATTTACCTTTCGAAAGTCGCAAAGATTGCGGCTAAGTGAGGGCTCTCATGAGCTTTGAGTGCGTCTCCCAAATTCTTGATAGCGACCTCACTAACGGTACTGAAGTAGCCGTGTTGGTCGCGCTTGCCCACTGCTTGAACGAGCAGACGGGGGAGTGCTTCCCGTCTACGGAGACGATTTCTCGTCTTGCTAGGCGCTCTCCTCTCGTAGTGCGAAAAGCGCTTAAGAGGCTTACCGATCTTGGATACATCTCTCAGAGCCAATCCCCCGGAGCTAAACGCTTCTTCTCTATACACCTCGACAAAATAACCGCCTTTGAAGGGGGTAAAGAACTTGAAGGGGGTAAAGAACTTGAAGGGGAGGGGGTAAAGAACTTTACCCCGAACAAGGAAGTAATAAGGAAATTAATAAGGAAGTTAATCAGGAAGATCTACCTCCCCCCTCGCCTGCGGCGAAGCGGGAGGCACAGACACACCTCTTCTCGCTATCCGAGATCCCGGATGCTTGGAAGGAATACATCGAAGCCGTACGTCCTGATTTGGATCCTAAGAAAGTCTTTACTGACTTCAGGTTCTACTGGGAGAACGGCAGAGGTTCCTCCACCAGAAGGTCAGATAAAGGCTGGACGCAAAGCTGGCAGACATGGGTAAGGAGAGAGAAAGAAGCACAAAGAAGGGAAGTGAGGCATCTGACTGCTGAAGAACGTCTGTTTGAGGAAATCTGAAATGCTGATCAGTCAGGCAATGGATGCTGAACCAATGGATTCTGTCGTTGTCTTCTTTCACTCAGAGACTCCAGATTTCCAAACCGTAGAGAAAAGCGAGTCCTTAGGAATAAAAGGTGTCGTAGACATCCTTCTTCAAGACCGTCTTTCTGTCATTGATTGGCAGAGGTTCATTAAAGGACGCATGGTACACGTTATGTACGACGGTGAAGAGGGGATGAAGAGAATGCTGGAAGCCAGAGAAGGAATCTTTTCAGGACTTCCTCTTATTGTCGTCTTTGCGGCTCATGGAGATACCAAGGCAGAGAGATACATCAGAAATTATGGAGGGGCAGTTTATGAACGCAGGTAATTTCCTTCTGAAGCCAGAAGACGTGAAAGGCTTTTGGTCAGGGAAGGACCCATCACCAGATATCGTCCTTGCCGCAACGATGCAGGCTGAACTTATGGAAGAGGTGGATCATCCTCTTAGGAACAGCGGGGTTAGTTGTCCTGTGATCCCGAGGTTTCAGATGAGACCTGGTGAACTCACTGTGTGGGCGGGAAATAACGGCGCCGGCAAGAGCGCTTTGATGTCCCAGGTCGCGCTTTCAATGATGATGAAGAAGCGCGCCGTGTGCCTGCTCTCCTTCGAGATGGCGCCGAAGGACACCGTGATGCAGATGGTTCGTATGGCTTACGGCCGCGGTCTCTCCATCGGGGAGTCCGGAAAGGTGGAGAAGTTCTTCGACTGGTGTGAGCGGCTTCTTTGGGTATACCGCAACCGCGGGGCGATCGATCCCGGGTATGCCCTTGACGCAGTGGCTTATGCCGCTGCTGTCAAACACTGCCGGCATGTCTTCGTTGATAACCTCATGATGCTGACGGGCGGGCACTCGAGCGACCAGCTCTTTCAGACTCAGCGCCACATTACCGAGCAGCTGAAGCGGATCGCGGTTGAGACTGGTGCCCACGTCCATCTTGTAGCGCATCTCAGGAAAGCGAACGCCGCTGATCATGGCGAAGAAAAGCTTCCTGACCGCTACTCCATCTCCGGGTCTGCCGACATCAGCAATCTTGCCGATAACGTGGTGATTGTTTTCCGGAATTTCCCGAAGGAAAAGAAAGCGGTTGAGCTGAAGACAAAAAACGCCGGGTGGGATCGGGCGCCTGACACGGTACTGCTCCTCGATAAGCAGCGGAAGACTGGTGCGGTAGCGAAGCAGAAGCTTTGGTACGAAAAGTCGAGCGGTCAGTTCTGCCTCTCTCCTGAACGCCAGCTGATGGAGCTGATGCCACGATCCATCAGCGGAATCGATACCACCAGATCCCACCAGGCAGAAGCTCTTTACGAAAAAGCGCCGGGTTGGCTTTAAGGGGGATCGCCATGTTTGATATCGCTCCGATCCTGTACGCCGAGAACGAGAAAGAGATGATCGAGGCTTTCCTCGATCAGGACATTGAGGATATGCGGGACGTAAAAACCTATCAGATTATCTGGATGCAGTATCTGCCAACCGTCCCTCCTCAGTACCCCAAATGCCTCAAGCGAGAGATTGCCAACGCTCTTCACTGGGGAACACCAAAGGAAGTCAGTGAGCACTCCGGAATCCCTGAGGAATTCTGTTCTGCCTGGGGGAGGGAGTTCTGATGATTTCCGCGGATTTTGTGGACTCGGTTCTGACGAAACCTATGGACCGAGAGTCCTACACGAAGACGGTTGGGAAAGGACACGGCGGCTGCTCTCAGTTTGGGTTCAGGCTTACGGGGCCGCTTCCTGACCCTAGCCCCAGGTACCTTGCCAAGGCTCAGTTCATTCGGTGGCACAAAGATCTTCCTGAGAAAGTCTGGCCGGGTGAGACGGTAGATACGCTCTTTGACGATACCAGAGACTTCTCGGGGCTCATTGCCGGTGACCTTGAGGATCTCAGACGGTTCTTCGCCAGATCCCGTTCTGCCGGCTATCGCATGCTTCAATTCGGGATTCCGGAAGAAGCGTGGTCAGGGCTTGAAGTGCTGCTGAAAAGCTATCCACAGCACACCATCACGCAGTATGTCGGGATCCCTAAGGACGGTTTTGAACTGGCACTCAAAGCGAGAAAGGAACTCCGATTCTCTGGGGCCGGCAGACCGTGGATTGAGATAGCTGCGCCAAAAGCGAAGACGCTTCAGGAAATCGGGGACTTCTTCTACCGACTCAGGCTCCTTGGCGGGTCACGCTACTGCGATTACTCACGGGTACCCGATTACATCTGGGCAAGGCTTGAAGCCATGCTTAAGCACCACACATACGCCGATCTCAGGGCTTCTCTCATCATTGGGCACTCAAGGCTTACCGCTGAGTTCACGAGGATCCGGAAAGAACGTTCTGAGAAAGAAATCGGACACGCGCCATTGCTTCACCAGTACTGAAAAAGAAAAAGGAGAGATTCATGGTTTACAGCTTTAGCTTCCACGTTCCCGGGAAACCGAGAGGAGCAGCGCGTCCACGCTTTACCCGTCAGGGCCATGCATACACTTTGCGAGAGGACCAGATCTATCGGGCACTGGTGGCCGCGAAAGCTCGGAAAGCCATTCGTTCAACAAGATACTCGGGGGAATCCGCTCAGAACTTTCGGGTTGATATCGGCGTGTTTTTTAAGATCCCTTCAAGCTGGGCCAAAGCAAAGAAAGCCGCGGCTCTGAAGTCATATCTCGGGGAGCGAGCTTATTCGAGACTTTGCGAGACAGCAGGGCTCATCCTCTTCACGTGGGAAAGCCACCGTGGAGGCCGGCTGACGATGAAAAAGTGGGAGGTGCAGGCATGATCCCAGCCAGTTTCGTTTCCTACACGCTCACGCAGCCAGTCGCCAGAGTCGCCGAGATAGCCGACGCCAAGGAAAAGGCAGCCAAAGGCAAGGCCGACAGGATCCTGGAGACCGAGCGGAGGCTCCTTATGGAGGATCTCCAAAGATGCGAAAAGCACTTCCGGAAGGTGTCGGCATATATCGAGACGAGGCGTGAGCTCGTCTCCCGCTCCATGGGCGTGAGGATCCTTCCGGACGCCATCTCGGCAGATGTCTGGGAGTCTCTGGATACTCTCTGCAGGAGTATCCCGGTGAAGCACCTGGAAGCCCGGCTGAAGGTCCCGAAGCGCATTCTCGCGGGCGCGTACGAGCGCAAGGGGATGTCCTTTCCTTCTGTCCACTCAAGGCAAGTGGTCCCGGATGCCTCGTGGGTGAAAACCGACAGCGATGCCAAAAAGTACATCAAGGAGCTCAGGGCCTTGCCCGGCGGATGCAATAAGCGCTTTCCAGATGTGATCCGAGGGCACATAGCACGAGCGGCGATGACGCTTCCTATCCCGGATGTGGCTGCCCGATTCGGGATTTCCAAGCAGTGTGCGAGAGAAATCCGGAAGGAATTCAAGGAAAAGCAGGAGGAGAAAAGTGAGTTTTGAGTTTGGCTTCCAGGTGCCGGGTAAAGCGAGAGGAGCTGCCCGGCCTCGGTTCATGAGGAACGGTCACATCTATATCCCGGATGAAGACCGACGGTACCGCTCTTTCGTCCAGTCAATGGCGAGAAAGGCGATTGCCGGGACGCAGTATACAGGGAAAGATGCGCTCTCTTTTGCGGTCGATATCCTTGTCTGCTGTAAGGTACCCGTCTCATGGACCAAGGCAAAGAAAGCAGCGGCGAGGGGGAGAGATCTCCCGCGGAACGCCGCATCTGCCCCTAACGAGGATGCCCCGTTTTGATGGGGAGAGGATGAAGGTATGGCAAAAAAGCTGAGTCAGGATGATCTCTTGACGATTATCGACGCTCTTGGGCAATTCATAGG